CTCATAACCCGAAGGTCGTAGGTTCAAATCCTACCCCCGCTACCAATAAAATCAACAACTTACGAGCGTTGTTGAATATTAGAAACTTCTAATTGGGACGTATTTGGGACGTAATAGTCGCATAACGTTTCAAGATCAGTGCAAACGGGTCGCTAAACGCTCGGCCGCTTTAACCAAATGATCGACCGGCAGATGGACGTAGTTGTCGATCATGGCAGCCGTCTTCCAGCCCCCCATGTCCTGCAACGTTTTCCTGTCCGTGCCGTCCATCGCGAGCCAGCTCGCGAACGTGTGGCGGATGTCGTGAAAGCGAAACCCCTCCGGCAACCCGGCACGCTTGGTGTACCGCTTCCACTGGTGCCAACACGGCGGCTCGACCGGAAACACCCGCGACTCCCCAGCAACCCGCGGTTGCTGCTCGAGCAGTTGGCGCGCGGCCGAGTTGAGCGGGCAGGTGATGAGGTTCCCAGCCTTCGTATCAATCGGCTGCACCCAAGCGACCGAGCGCTCAAGATCCACCCGATCCCAGGTCAGCCCAAACACGTTCGACTTGCGAAGCCCCGTCATAAACGCAAACCCCACCGCGGCGCGTAGTCCCTCGGGCAGCACCTCGAGTAGCGCCTTCGCTTGCGCCGGAGTCGCGATCAACATCTTCGAGGCGCTGCGCTTCTCGCCGTACGTGCGAAACGCGGGCACCTGGTCGATCCACTCCCACTCGCGACACGCGGTGTTGAGCACCGAGCGCAGTGTGATGACGTAGTTGTTTTTAGTCCCCGCGGTCGCAGGCTTGTTCTTGCGCGTGATGAGCTGATCGAGCTGCTCGGCTGCCCACGAGCGGGTAATGTCGGTGAGCGCCATGCCTTCAGCGCGTGCGCACCAGAAGGCGAGGTGATACGTGTAGTCGCGGATCGCGCCGTCTTTTTCGTGCTCAGCGAGCCAGCGCTCGGCGGCTTCGGTGAGCGAGCGCGGCTGCTTATCGCCGAGCTTCACTTGGCGCCAAAGCTGCGCCTTTAATTGGTCGTGCAACTCCTGCGCTGCTTTGCGATCAGCAGTCTGAGCAGATTGCTTGAGTCGCTTGCCGTTCGGGAGGACAACGTCGATATAGAACGTCTTGCCTCTTTTGAAGATTGACATGTGGTGGGTTCCCTTTTCGTTGCGGTTAGAACCTCCGCGACGTTGACTCGGATCGCTGTGCCGAAGCGATAACTTGGCACAGCGCCCTTATCAATTAGCCGTCGGAGCGTCTTTACGCTAACACCCAAACGGCTTGCCGCGACATCCAGTGAGACTAGCACTGGATGGTGAGATTCTCGCAACACCTCAGTCATTCGTCAACTCGCCCCGCATCAGCGGCAAAAAGTCCTGTAGTTTCATCACGATGCGCCACGGCTGGCCGTTCTGGCGATACGCCACAACGGGCACCTCACCGGGCCCACAGTGCTCCTCGATCTGCCGGCACCAGGCGGGCAGGGCGAGCGTCTCGCGACGCTTAGCCTCAATACGAAACTTCCCAACCTGGATGTCATCGCCCGAGTCTCGAGCTTGCCCGAGCTTGCGCTTAACAACGAACCCGAGCTCATCCGAGAGGATCGCAGCAAGCTCGCGCTCAGCCGCAGCGCCCTTGTTGCGTGACATACGACCGCCCATCAGATCACCCAGTCATAGCCCTTGCGGGCGAGCCCGACGAACACTCCCGACGCTAGGGCTAGCAGCACCCAGCTCCCGAGAATGACTGTCGTGTAGAGCGTCACGGCTATCAGCTTTTCGATTTGGTCTCGCACTTTGTGGACTCCAAGAGGTTCGCCAGGGATGTTTTTGTGTTGGCTTATCGGGTTTCACGCGGGTCAATTCCTATCAGCCATGTTGCGTACCAGCGCAGTTTTCCAGCGTCTTGCGCAGCGGCATCTTTACGCCCTAACCGCCAGTTGTATTTCGCCACCTGGCCGCGCAAGAAACCGCGCCATTCTTCCTCGGTTAACTGAGCGCGAATCGCATCGATACATTCGATATCCTTCTCGGCGTAGTGTTGCGGGCGCTCGACAATGTCGTACTCGGTAACTCTCATTTCTTTGGCTCCCCGCTCCAATTAACACTGTCGAGGTCATCGTCCACGAAAGGCTCGTCGGCCTTCGGAAACTTCGACAGATCAACCTTGCTGCGGCGGCCGCGCGGCGCGCTTGTCGACTCGGTCACCTTTGCCTTAAAGACGCTGCGCATCGCTTCAACCGTCCGGTCAGTGACAATCTCGGCGACGCAAGCGGCGAGCTCTTTGCTCAAATAGCCACCGGGGCCGTTCTTGAACGTGCGCCCGGTTTCCTTGTGCTGGTACTCAATGTAGTTCTGCCCACCATCGATGGGCTCACCAAACGGCACCAGCGCCGGAATGAACAGGTGCGAGTCGCAGCCTTCTTTTTGTTCGCCTTTGTGTCTTACCGCACTGTGAACTTCGCAGCGCCATGCTCCAATCTCAACAGGTGACGCATGACAACACGTACGACAATTCATCTCGGCGACTTTCTGCTCGTGGCACAGCGAAAAAAAGCTGCACATCTTGCATTGCCAGTTGGCCGGATCTTCCGAGAGCTTTGCGGGCGGCTCCTTCGCGTCGATGATGCGCCGAGCGCGCTCGTGCATCGCCTTAAACGCGTCTTCGTCGAAGTGCACCCACTCGGTGTAAATCTCGTCGGTGTCTTTGTTCACGCCGAAATACAGCGCGCGCTCAACGTGCAGCAGCCCCATGTAGCTTTGCATCTGAGCGTAGTGTTGCGGCTTGCTCTCCGCGACGCCGTGCTTCTTCAGATCGGTGAAGCTCTTCGCGCTGTGCGTCTTCACCTCGAGAATCGCCCAGCTTTTAGGCGCCTCGGGGAAGCCACGACCGATGCCATCGACCGAGCCGCCAAAATGGCCGCTTTCGTCGCGACACTCAATCTGCTTGCCGCCCTCGTCAAGGTGAAGCTCCACGCCAATCGCGCGCAGCTCCTCAGCAACCACGGCCTCCTCGCGCTTGCCACGCTCAAAGAGGCGCAGCATCCGCCCATCAAAGCGTGGCAACAGCGCCCAGCGGAACGCGTACCAAATATGCCGATCACACGCGTGCCCGATCAGCGACGCGCCCAAATGCTCACGGTGTTCCTGCGGCTGGCTAGCTCGCCACTCAACGACGGCGACCCCCGTGCTGTGCTGGCTCGCAGGGACTTGCGGCATTACTTGCGCTCCCAGGGCCGCGCGGCCGGCTTGGCATTGGGGGGGCTGGCGGTCGTCGGACGCGCAGCCTGGGAGGCAACTGGCTTAGCGCCTGCAACCGCCTGATAACCCATAACGCGATTACGCGACGGGTCTTTGCGGTCGAGGCCGATTTCGCAGAGCACCGGCACGTCGTGCAACTGCTCGGTGTCAGTCAGGTTGGTGACGCCCGCAGCGAGGCAGAGCTCCTGTAGCTGGCGCTTGGCGATATCTTCGGCAGTCTTATTAGGATTGCTCACGTTCAGCCGATCCCACACGCGGCGCCCGGCATACTGACCGTCGACAATTTGCAGCGTGAATTCAATGAACTCACCCGTGCCGGCCTGCGTCGGCTTGAGGTCAGAGCTAATCACAATGACCTGATACATCCCGCTCGGTAACGGCTCACGGCTCGGGGCCGGTGCGGAAACGTGTGAAGCTGCGTCAAATTGAAATGAAGGCATGGTCTAACTTCCTCAGTTGTTCAGTTTGCTATTGCGGACTCGAAAGCCTCCCACGAGAGCGGAATGCTCTCCGGCAGGCTATAACGATTCTTTGCCATGTAAGCCGGGCGCTCCGACGTGAAGAGCAGACGCTCGCCATTCGTGATGCCACGCGAGACAGTTTTGTTAAAACCCACGTCGTCCTTTTTGATTAGCGTCTTGTAGTTTGCGAAAAGCACCGCGTCGCACCACTCGCGCACCAATGCGCTCGAGCGAGCCTGCAACTTCGGCTGATAACGGTCGTAAGGCTCCGTCTCCGGCGAGTCAAAACGCTTGATCTCCGTGTGGGCAATCAAGATCACCGCCATCCCGCGATCATTTCGCAGGGCCGTCAGGCCGTCCAAAATTTCGCGCCACTTGTCCGCGGCAATCATTGCGCCTTTTCCATAAGCTAAATCTTTAGCGTCGTACTTCGCTTCGATGTCGCGCCAGATCAAAGTTTCGAGCCAGTCGAGCGAATCGATGACGACGGTTTTGAAATCGTGACCGCCGTCAAACAATGTGCTGATCGCGTCTAAAACGTCAGAGACTTTAGTGGCAACTGGGAAGTGATCGACGGCAAGCGAGCCGAGCCCGTCCTCCGTTTGAATAAAGACGGGCGAGGGCGCGCCAGCGGCGAAGGTTGACTTGCCGATCCCCTCGACGCCGTACACCAGAACTCGAGGCGCGGCAAACGAGGTGTTTTTCTTAATACTCTTTAGATCAAAGACCATTGCTCGGCTCCTCGATAACGATGTACGTCTTGGCTGGCTTAACGGTGATCGCGGGCGCGATCTGGCGCCAGAGGTCGGGGCGGTCGGTGCGGATCGCGCGTAGCAGCGCCTCGTCCGCTTCGACCTTCGTCTTGACGGGCTTTTCCGGCCAGGACGCCGTCAGCGCAAGCAGCTTGTCGATATCGGCCTTGTAGGCGAGCTTGCCCGTAGCTTTAAAGCGGAACCCGTTTGAAAGGGTAGTCGATGCGCTGCCTTCTTCTTTGTGTGGCAGCATCTTCAGTAGGTCGCTTTCAATTTCGAGACGGCGAGCGGCGGCCTCAAGCTCTTGTCGTTTTGCAAGTAGCCACTCTGCCGCTAGTTTTTCTGCGGTCATTTGAAGTGCCTCGTGGTGGGGTGAGCGCAATATAACAAGACGATGCGAAGATCTCAACACTCTATACAAAAGGCCCGGTTAAACCGGGCGAATCCACAGCACCGGGGCTGCGGCCTTAACGGCGACGTTTTCAATCGTCGCGGCGCCGGTATACGGCACCAGGTTGTACTTCTCGTCGTCGTAGCCGCGCTTGAGCGTGGCGACAACGTGGCCGTTGCCAGCCAGCTCGACGATGCAAAGGCGGTCAATAAACGCGTCGGCGCGAGTATCAAAAGCGCCAGAGAACAGCACCCAGCCGTCACTCGCCAGCTCAGCCGCGCGGATTTGCACCACAAGGCCTGCGCCTGGGACATCCCGCGGCCCGATCACGCGCCGGGCGTTTTTGCCAGTGATTGTGTGCAGTCCGCCGCGAGCATCAACCCACGCCTTAACGGGGAAGCTGCGCGCGTCGTCTTCAATCGGGATACCAGCCTGTGCTAACACCTCAGTAACAGGGATCGTCAGCAAACCGGATATTCGGTTCGCCTCGTCAGCGGTCATCGTCCGTTTGCCGCGCAGCATTAAGCTTACGGCGCTCGGGTCTAGTTCAAGCAACTTCGCAAGCCGACGCATCGACATATCACGCTCGGCGAGCCGCTCGCGAAACCATCGTGTGTTGACCTTCTGAGCAGTCATGTTTGTCTCGTTTCCCTAGTAGGTTTGTGTAGTGTTGACAATTCCACATCAGTATTGCACCTTCCGCACGCCCTCGCAACCACCACGAGAAAACAAGATCCATGTCGCAACTATCTCCGGCCAAAGAAGTCGTCGCTAAATTAGGCGGTGTGCGCGCTACCGCGCGCATGCTGCAACTGAATCCGAGTGCTGTCTCGCGCTGGATGATGCCGCCCGAAAAGCGCGGAACGGGCGGATTAGTTCCGCAGCGGCATTGGCCTGCAATACTTGAGCACGCTAAAAAAGAGCGCTTAAAGCTGCGCCTGGCCGACTTAGTCAACCTGCCGAAGTAATTTCCGCGGGGGGCGGGCATGGTCACTAACTCCGAATTCTTAGAAGCCGTCTACGGCTCTCTCGGCGCCGGCACGCACGGCTGGATTGCATGCTTTCGAGGCGACCCAAATGCGGTTACAGCCGACGCGTGGGCAGGGCAGCCGTGGCTGTCGACGACCAACCAGCGGTTACTCATCGACAAGCGAGTCGAGGACAACAACTACTACTCTGTTGCTAGGCTCTCGATGGGCGAGGGCAAACCGCGTCGAACGAAAAGCAACTTCAATTCTTTGGCGGTGCTGGTCGCGGACGACGCGAACAAGTTTGAGCTGAACGGCTCGCCGAGCTTCATTATTGAGACCTCGCCAGGTAAGCATCAGATCGGCGCGATCCTCGACGAGAGTGACCCCGACACGCGTGACGCAAAGCTGATCGACGCCGTCATGCAGGCGATGGCCGATGCCGAGCTAATCAACGCCGACGCGTCGGGCAACAACGCCGTGCGGTACTGTCGCGTGCCGGTGGGCACCAACGGCAAGGGCGGCCGCAACGTGCCGGTACAGCTTGAGGAGTGGAACCCCGGCAACAAGTACACGCTCGAGGACGCGGTTGCGCTCTTCGGGCTTGACCTTGACGCGATCCGCGAGCGAGCGTCGCGTGTAACGCAACGCGTTACATCTGACGCGCCCTCCGATGCGGAGAATGCCGAGCTGATGCGCCGCATTTTAAGCGGCGAGTCGTATCACGACCCGCTGATGAAGCTCTCGGCGAAGATGGTCGCGTCTGGCGCTGCGGGCGGTGCCGTCGTCAATATGCTGCGCGGCATTATGGATGCGGCGCGACCAGGCTCACCGAGTGAGCTCGAGCGCTGGCAGGCGCGGTACAACGAGATCCCGCGCATGGTGCAAGGCGCTGAGCGGTTTCGGCCAGAGCAGTTGCCTGCGGTAACAATCAACCTGGGCGGCGCCAAGGAGGCGCCAGCGGCGCCGGCAGAGCTCGCCCCGATGGATTGGTCGGCGCTCTCCGGCACGGCGCCAGAGCCCGCGGTATTCCGCTGGCGCGGCTGGCTCCCGGCTCGCACGACGACGCTGCTGTCAGCGAACGGCGGCGTCGGCAAGTCGAACCTGTCGCTGCAGCTCGCGGCCAGTCTCGCAATCGGCGGGCGCTTCCTCAACGAGGAGCTTGAGCCGGCTCGCGTGCTTGTCATTAGCGCCGAGGACGAAGCGCGCACGGTGCACTTTCGACTCTCCAATATCTGCGCCGATCTTGGCGTCTCGCTCGGCGATCTTGACGGGCGCCTGGTTGCGTACGATCTGACGCAGGTCGATTGCGTCATGTGGCGCGAGGGCGGCCCGACGGCGCGCATGCAGTGGCTTGCGGATGTCGTCGAGCAGCACCAGGCGGATGTCGTCATCGTCGATAACGTCTCGGACGTGTTCAACGCCAACGAGAACGACCGCGCCGAGGTGCGCGGCTTCATGCGATCTTTTAATGCAATCGCGCAGCACTCAGGCGCCGCGGTGCTTCTGCTCGCGCACGTCGACAAGGCGAGCGTGCGCATGGGCGCAGGCAACGACACGAACAGTACGTTCTCAGGCTCGACAGCCTGGAACAACTCAGCGCGCAGTCGCTGGGCGATGACGCGAGAGGGCGAGGCGATCACGCTGCGTCACGAGAAGTGCAACCTTGGCGCGCTACAGGAGGAGATTCGCCTCGAGTTCGACCCGACCGCAAAAGTGTTCCGGTGCTTTGGTCAGGTTCCCGGCGCTCAAGCTGCGCGGCAACTGTTGCGAAATTCGCAGCGCGATGCGGTTTTGAAGCTAGTAGCGTCTGCGATTCGCGCCAATCAGCGCTTGAGCTTGTCGCCGCAATCAAACAACAACGCGTATACGGTCGTTCGTGGCTCGAGCAACTTTCCTAAAACACTGAAGCGTGCAGACTTCTTCTCAATGCTGCACGACTTTATTCGCGAGGGGTTACTCGAGGAAGTCGAGTATCAGGTTGGGCGCAGCAGTAAGACGGCGCGTGCGCTTGGGCTGACGGAGGCGGGGCTCGAGGCGAGCTTGCCGAGCTGGGAGAGGTGAGGCTTAGGCCTCACCTCGAGCCCGAATCGCGTTGGCTACACCTCTTGGGCAGGTGTCACAGGTCGGCTCGTAGGCTTCTGCTATTTCCGCACACTTCCATCTTTCACGTTCAGCAACCTGCCACTCCAACTCTTTCAACAAGTCTTCAGTCGTATCGCCGTGGCCTGTGACGTAACTTTTACTACGCATCCATGCGGCAACTTTCTCCCGCTCGGCGGCGGCAACGAAAGTATAAAAGCGTTCAATGCTTTCCCGCCCGTAAGCCAAGCCGATTCCGCACTCACGCGCCACTTTAACCATGTCATCTTGGGTCATACCTCTCCCCTCGCCCGAATCGCGGCGGCGCAATCTTGAGCCGCTTCTGCGTAGGTCGTATATGAAGGGGTGGTCTGGAATAGTTCTTCGCACACCTTCGCACACGCCTCCCGCTCGGCTTTCACCGCAGCATCTAGCAGCCCACAAAACTGCGTTGTTCGCTGCCCTTCGGCACACTTGCGGTAACCGTCGCGGATCATCTGCTGCTCTTTCTCGGCGGCAACGAGGGCGGCGAAGTGTTCAAGTTCGGGGAGCAACGCTTGTAACTCAAGAAATTGCCATAAACCCGCCTCTTTCGCCGTGCGGATAATGTCGTCGCGGGTCATCGCGGTTGCTCCTGTTCTCGTAGTCGTTGCTGTAGTTTCTTAATCACTTCTTCCTGCCTCTTGGCCTCGTTCAACGCACCGGCTCGGTACGCATAGGTAAAGAACTTCTCAGCAGCCTCAATACGATCCGGGCTGGACATAAATAACTTTGACTTTCTGGCTACGGCTTTTATGAAGTCCCGAGACGGAATCTCTATTCTGTTTGGCACTTTGCTCTTCCTTCCATATACGGTAGTCATACAGTTTTATGCCACGGAATATGGCATTAGCCATGTAGTGCTGCTTTATGCCCCACTCTTGCACAAGATCTTTGTACTTGATCCGCTTCCGATCTTTCCTAGCCTGTTCCTTACGCTTCAGTAAGAACTTGTACTGTTCAAACGTCAGCGTCGGGTTGAACCTGCTATGCTTTATATAAACACCTACGCGCCTACCCATATCGCCACCGCATATCCAAATATAAATGCACCCAAACACAGAACGACTTCGGCTGCCAACGCTCGCCCACGCTCGTGAGCAAAGTCAGTCTCCATATCAATAATCTTGTTGGTCAACCGGGCATTCTCCCGTTTCAAACTGTCTATGTATTCGCTTTCTCTCACCAGTACTCCCTCCCGCCACGCTTGGCTGCCCACTCGGGGGGCGGAACCCGCCCCCACTCTTTGCGGCGATAGGCTTCACGTCTCTTAAAGAAACCTAATAGCCATCGGATCATGCCTCACCCCCTTGCTCACGGATAGCCGCGCACACCTCGTGCCACAACTTGGGCATTGCACCATCTGCGATCAACTCTTCCACGCTGCGGCAGTCGCCCCACTCTCCGTCTATGGTTTCTTCGCGGCCTTCGATGTACTTCTTTACTTTGTTTAGAAGTTCTAGGCTCATGCGTTCTTCCTCCGGTCGATATCGCGCTGAATAAACTTAATGGCCTTCTCTAAGTCCTGAATTGGGTCAGCACCTTCTTTCTTACCGCAACGCACAATGTACTTACCTGCATTGAACAAATAGGCGTTCTCGGTCAGACCTTTCGCCTCAGCAAAATCCCAGTAATCAATACCACCCGTTCGGTAGTGCGGCGGGTGATTCACAAGATCAGCCTTGACTTCCACCACATCCAACGCCTTCTTCATCTCGGTCACAGCCTTGACGATCTTCGACTTCCTAGCCTTCTTCTTGATCTTGTAGTTACGGATGACAACGCCGATCAACGACTTGCCATAATTAGTCATCGTCTGGATCTCTTTCGGATCGTGACCCAAGTCATACAACTTACGGATCGCTTCCGACTTGTTCGCCTTGTACTTCTTAGCCATCTCTAGTCTCCTTTGGTTTAGATATCACTCAACTTGTTTAAGAACTTCGACATAACTGGGCCATCGCCCAGAACTTTAAATCTCTGGTTGTCTTCCCTGATCTGCTTGGTGAGAACCCCTTTGTCCACCATGCGTCTGACCCGCGCATGGATGGTTCCAAACGACGCGAACGGCAAGCCAGAAGAGAAC